CCCAGGGTCGCGCCACACATACTCGTCAATGCCGCGCCGATAGCTGTGGCCAGTACCAGACACGCGCATGGCATAGAGAGACATGTCCCCAATGCGTTGGGGGCTATCCAACTTCCCAGATGCTATCGCTCGCGCAATATCCAGCTCATTAGGAACGCCGGCAGCGGTAGTCATTTCTCTCGCGATACCATCGCATCAAATCTAGCCGCGAGATTGCCAACGGCATCCATCAGCCGCATGACCTTGTCGGAATCGATGCCGGTAAACGTCCCCTTATTCTTCCCGGCGTACAAAACGCTCTCACCCTTTTTCTCGCCATACTCCTTGGTGAGCGCTCCCTTGATTTTCTCGCCCTTGGATGTTAATGGCATTTGCCCGCCCCGAAGTGAGTAAGAAGATGAGCGACGCCAAGAACCCATATGGCATCAAAGATCCAAAGATTTTGGCTAAATGGAAAGCTGAGATGGATAAGATCCCTGGCGATTTTTATTGGGGATATAAATTTTTCGCCATAATAGCGGCTGGCTTGTTCTTAGCGCTCATAGCTGGCGCAATATTCTAACACTCGCGCTTGCGTCTGCGCAGCATGCTTGCATTCTCTTGCGCGCGAACTTCCCGATTACTCCACGCCCATACTTCGCCAGTGCCATCCTGGAAGCACACCCAGATCAGATCGCATTCAGCGCCATAGTCGATAAGCACATGCGCGAGCGCGTGGCCCTTAGGCGTGTCCATCGGGAGCGGTGGATCGAGGCGGAGCATGGTTTGGGTCATTGCTTAGCGCGCGCCAATTCCTCGGCGCCTCTTTTCGTCAGCATTTCGGCGGGCAAATCTCGCAGGGCGTAGATATATTGCGCATAACAGCGGCAGAATATTTCTTCACCAACCGCCGTGATGTCGTCATAATATCCAGCGGATCCAGGACGAATGAACCCGTCTCGCACTGCCCAACTGCCGCGTATCGCGTAAACCAATCCGTCTCGATCTTTGTGGTCTTCACGATAATCGTAACCCGCTTGGCGCCAGTGCGAATGCCAGATCAGCGCGATTGCGCCTCCGTCTTGCGCAAGGATATTTGACAGATTGGCGGTGAACTTGTGGCCCTGATCGATAAGCACGCGACGCTCTTCGAAAGGCAACCGGGCGAGTGCTTTACGGACCTCTTTTGCGGTTTGCAGCTTGCTAGTCGCGTCACTGCCTCCACCCGGTATTGATGTAGCCCAGCCTTGAAACCGCTGAAGCGTTTTCGCAATTACCTGCTCACGGTTCAGTTTGATGAGATCCGCTGACGCCAGAATTCTTCTATCCAGCTCAGCACGCAGATGCGGGGCCACCCGCTGTAGCGTAAATCTTTCAATACCAGGATGATAGCGAGCGATACCACCACGGTCGACAAGACGACGGTAAATCGCCGTGAGTCCAACTTTTAACAACTCCTCCATGCGCCATATTGGCGTAACGGTCCGCATTGCCGCCCGTCTAAGCTCTTCAGTCCAGAATGCGAGCCGCCCCGAAGTATCGAAACCGTATTCTGTTATGTCGGCGATCGCCAACCTGAGGACTTCGTAAAATCCTCGGCCGGCCCTTCGGTCCATCATTTCCTAGAAGCCAAAGATAGCAATGCTTGCGCATTCTTAGCGGAGGAATCCTTGGAAGAGAACGGCGCTTGCGGCTTCGGCTCTTGCAATTGGGATTCCAGCACGTCTTGCTGATTGCTCTTTTGCTCCTCGAAGAAGTCGGCTAGCGCTTCGGTGTCCAATTCCAGCGGCGTTCCGAAAAGAAGTTTGAATTCGTTGAAATTGTCACACGCCCATTGCAATACGCGGGCCTTGTTTTCCGGATCCATCTCCGGCAAGAGCACCTCAGCCATGGCGATCACGGCCTTGAGTTTGACGTCCTCAACCTTGCTCTTTTCGCTATCTGGCTCTTCGAGGAGATTTGGCCACGCCGCGCGGAACGAGGACTGCCATTCTGCGAATGCTGTTTTGTAAGAACCGGTTATCTCCGGAAAGTTGGCTTTGAGGTTTTCGTAAACGTCCTCGTTCCATGCGCGGTACTGAACGATTTTTTCAAAAAATGCGTATAGCGGATTCATCCAGATTCGGATGCGATTTACATATTGCGCGATGTTCTTGGCGTCTTCGCTGCCCTCGCCGAACCCTTCTGCAAACGTTTCGTCGATCAATATCTTGGCTGGCATATCGTCGCCGGCAGCAATATTCTCGAGAACATCCTTGCGGGCTAGAGCGAATGGCCCCTCAAGATTTTTCATGTCAAGGGCTTCAATGGATTCCTCTACATTAATCGAGATGACGTTGTCGGTTTTCGCTTCCTTAAGAATGTTCCGCTTGAAGGCGGACGCCATATTCTGAATCTGATTAACGATCGCGCCATACGGTTTCATCTTGGCGACAATCACCCCAGCCTTGCGGGTGATCATATCGTCCGTGATCATAGACTGGATGAAGGACTTTAGCGGATATAGCGCGCGCTGATAAACCGAACGGCCGACGAACCCAAACGAGGCGACGGTATATGACAGATAGAGCGGATCCTCGTTCATAATGACTTGCGTACGCGTTACATCGTACGTCTGCCCTTGGACGATGATTCCTTTCGTTTTAAGGAAATCAAAGGCATTTGGATCCAAATTTAGAACTAGAGAGCCGGCGGTATTAAGCGGATCGAAAACGCTAAACGAAATATCTGCATCAAACAGTTTTTCAAAATCGAGCGGCGTGTCATCTTTCTGCCCCTTCACCTTGATCGCAATTGAAGCGAGCCCATAAATACGGCAAAGACGCGCCGTCATAGCGATATATCTATCGGCCCCTATTTTCTCCCATTCCTCAACGAATTTCTCCTTGAGAATGTCCTCTGGGCCTTTCTGGACATTGATCACGCGCGCCTGCGATTGAGCGATCTCAATCGGCTTGTCGACCATCTTCTTGCCGATGGGATGGTATTCGTAGATCAGCTTGGCGGTTGAATATGAGGGTTCAGAGCCGGGCTCGATATCATCGCACAGCAAAATCTCTTTCAGCTTGCTCCCCACTGAAGAGCTGTTGGTTTCGACTGTGCTTACGTTCATGATACAATCAACACGCTCGCGCTATTTGCCGGAGGGCCGGATCCGCTGCCATTCGAGGCGATCACAACAAGCGAAATGGTGGTGCCAACATCCGACAGTTGAACCGTGTAAGACACGCCGCCATCCCATGGCCCCGTGGCGAATATGTTTCCGTTCCGCAAAAGCTGGAAGTTGTAGCCAGTCGGGAAATTAACCCACAACCCCACGCGCCCGGTAAGAACCTGGCCATGGACAGCTTGAGTTGTCATCCGGGCATTATCCCAAGGGAAGGTAGAATTGTGTTAACCGGGAACGGCGCGCTCGGGAACGGCACTCTCTCGCCATCGATGTTGACTTGGAACTTCGTCCCCGTCGTCATCAAGGCGCTGATATTATAGGTTGGCGTGACCTTGTCTGGCGCCTGCACCCTTGTGATAACGAGGTTGGCGAAATATCCGGAATATTTCTGTTGCGTAAACGCGACATAGAAATCAGGCGCGATCTGCTGCAACACGCTCGTCTTCGCCGGAATGCCGAAGTTTCCGTAAAACGGAGATTCGCCAAGGTTCAACTTTAAGACCTGGACGAGCGCCGTAAGGAAGACGTATTCGCTGTTGCCGCCGCTATCTGTCTGAACCTCGAACCATGATTTTTGCCCGAGTTCATCGGTAACGCGTCCGTAAACTCTCATCAGAACCCCTCTGGGTTCCCAAGCGCAAGCGCAATGGCATAGGTAAAGGTGTCGAGCAAGTCATCGGCGCGCCTATAGGCATCCTTATCGCCCATGCGAAAACCGGTCACCTGCGTAATGAAATGGTTGCGGCTGACGCCTTTGTACACGACCGTCTTATTAAATGCGTATTCGGTGATTTTCACCTTGCCCTGCGTAAAGGCCCCAGAGGCGTTCAGGGCTCGCGCATCCTTCCCGAGCATCGTCAGTTCGTTTTCGATCGGATGAGCCGCCCAGCCCCGGTTCTTGGCCTGCTGAAGCAGGATTATCCCGGAACCCTTGTCCTCGATCCATGCGCCGGTTGAACCGTGCCTAGCCCTATGATCGCGCGCTAATTCCTCGAGCCTAACATAAACGCCAGGAAGCCACGTCTCGAGTACAGCTCCTTCGATTTGGATGATGTCCCAATCGAGCAAAATAAGCGGAGCATTATCGCCAAGGTTATTGACGGCCCAATAGGAGACGGCTGTGCCATCATTTTCCTTACCGTCCTTGATGGCCGTGTCGATAACGGCAAAAACCCCGTCGCACCTCGCCGGCGGCGGCAGTGGCTTCCCATCCTTGAACATCAGATCGATAGAGAAAAACGCGACGCCAGACCAATCGATGAACTTCGCCAGATACTCCTGCTGGTAAACCAGAGGATGCTCTGTGCGCTGGAGGACCTCTAGATCCTCCGCCGGCAGGTATGGGTTACCGTGGCTTGGCGCCCAATATTCTTTAAAGCCATGCTCTGGCTCATTGCAGATCTTCCAAAAGAATTGCTCGATATCAATCCCATTGGTGTTGCTGGCGACGATCGTCCGGCCGCCGTAATCTAGCAGCGTGGGCTTAATGGCGTTGCGCCAAATCGTCATCATGTTGGGGCCGGCGAACGCGGCCTCGTCAATCAGGACAGTGTGATATTTCCTCGAACGGCCCGCGTACTCGTCATTGAGCGTCCAGAATTCAATCTCACCGCCAGTTACACAGCGTATTATGCCGCCCATCTGCGTGGATTGCTTAATGATAGGCTTTAGCCGCGCCTCGCACCATTTATAAAATGCCGACAATCTCTTGTAGTCTGGGGCGAAATACCCAACCAGCTTGCCGTCCAAGACATCAAGGCAGCCAACCGTCCCTAGAAACTCAGTCTTGCCCCATCGGCGCCCGCACCGGAGGATCGAATATCTAGAATCCTCCAAGGCGTCATGCGCTGTTTGCTGCCCCTCGTGGGCGGTTGGCAATTTGAGAGAGGCTTCTAGAACAAGCATTATTCCTTCGGCGTCGTTTTAAACCCGCCTTCCACTTTGATCACTAATTCCTGGGCTGTGTTTTGCGGCTGATGGGCGTTCACCCATCCCATCCGACGTTCAAGCCAGAATTCATTAGCTCTCTGTTTAACCTTTAAATCCTTACAATTTTGCATGGTGTCCAGGAGCGTGCCGGCAGCCTTAAGATTGGCTTCCCACATTCCCTCATTGAGTTCCTTGCGGAAATGCTTCTGTAGGGTGTGCTTCGCAATCCCCTTGCCATCATTCATATGCTTGGCAATTTCATCTTGTGGTATTCCACAGGCCGCAGCAATCCACACTGCTCTATGCTCACCATCTAATGGCTTGTAGAATGGAGGGCCTAGCTTCTTACCATCTTCTTCTACGGTGGCCGGTATCGGCTCCAATTCGTGAGGTTGGTTCTTTGGGAATCCTGGCATAGCTAGCAAGTCGGGTTAATGCGCGAAAACATATCGGCGAGTCTCTTTTCGTCATCGATGTCTGGCGACATCCGTTTTGATTGACGTACCGCTGCTATCAATACGCGCGGGTGGTATGCACCAAAATAAACAACCTTGCCGCTGCATCTGCCACATTTGCACGCGTCGGCATGTTCATCGCGCATCGTCAACTCCAAGAATTCTTAATTCGGCATCACGAAGGCACTTCGCAATGTGGCATTTCATTTGGAAATCAACCCGTATCAAGCGTATGGCAAAGTCACGTCGTTGCTCCCACTCCGCAATCGTTTGCTTGTATCGCCCCTCGATTTCAATCTTCTTGCGAGCGGCTTCCAAGCTAGCGATGGGAGATTCCACGGCTCAAATTCGCTGCAACTGCAAAGACAAGTGCGACGGTGCTTGATAGACAGGGGTAGGGGGCGTAGGACGACTCGCAATGAAAAAGACGCCGCCTACCGAAGTGAGCAACGAAAGCAACGCGATAATTCCGACTGCGATCTGGATCGCCACTGAAGTTCCGCTGTGCGCGATCTGTGTCCTTTGGAATGCTTCGACAATCTTTCTTGAGTCAGCCTCCCCTTGGCCTTGCTGCTTGCCACCTGCTATTTTCAAGGCGGCTAAATCGTTTGCCACCTGCACCAAAACTGGATCAGAGACAGAGGCGCGGCCACCTGTTTCGTAGCGGAACTGCTCGACTCCGGCGAGGCGCTTATCCATCGTGGCCAGCGTCGCCGCGATATTATCTGCAGTTTTATTGATGGTGTCAGAGAGAGATGTGGTGACCTTATCCAACTGCGTAGAAACCAAATCCGAGGTCGTCTTCATTTGCCCAGTCTGGGTTTCCGAAATCGCCTTGTCGTAATCCTTTTTCAACAGAGCAAGATCATCAATGCGCCGCCTCTCGGCAACCATTAACGCCTCGAAATGCTTGATTACCCATCCGACTTCAGAAGCGTTAAATCTTTGCCCAGCCGCGTCCAAGTCCCTTTGCGAACGCGCCTGCGCATCGACAAGCGCAAGAACGTTCTCCGTGGGGTCAATGACTGGCGCTCCTCCAGCATCAACGCCGATGCCTGGGCGGCCAGAGTCGCTGCGGCCCTTCACGCCATATCCTGAGGCACGCCTGGTTTGCCTTCCTCCCGATGGAGCCATATCAGCCACTTAGCTCCCCCCCTATCTACAATCTTTCTTCCAATTCTGGTCGCCTAATTTGCACGGTTTGTGCTTTGGTTTTGCCTTCTCATGCCCCCACCAGCCTGGATAACGTTCCGGCACCGGCCACGGCTTGTCGCCTATCCCCACATAATCATGACCGTAAACACAAATGTGGCGCCAATCACATAGCCACATGTCGGCAGCGAGGATCAGCGGGATAATCAATGGCCAATCCACGCGTGCTTGGCGATTTTCGCGGCGATCTTTTTGACGTCCTCGATCGGTATGCAGATGACCGTGCTGTTG